TCAAAGATCTAAAAGCATCTGCTGATTCGTGGCGAGCCCGTGCATCCGATTTGCTAGCGATTGGATCCAAGTGGATTATTGGTGCTTCGGTGTGGGTCGTTGAAAAAAGAAGTCCTGATACGTGGAAAAAAGGAATTACACAGAGGATTGAGTTTCGTTGCACAGCAATTACCGGCGTAGCAACTGTCGGGCTGCCCGGCAGAAGAACAGTAGAAGAACCACTAGGCGGCTACGAGGGTAGCGTCTTTAACCCCAACAAACACTGTGGCGCAGCTTTTTTCAATATCTGCCGTCTGCACATGGCAAGTATTCGCCCTGTGCGACGCGATGCGCAAGTCATTGAAATTGGGCTGCGCAGCCAAGTATGGAACCGCGCCAACGGCCTCTGTAATTTCAACGCAATTCCAACACCTTTCAAACTTCACCAACTCGATAAACAAGACATCACGCTTACGACGCCTCGAATGGATAAATACTTCGAGCGGACATCTTGCTTTTCTATCTGGGTACGTCCAGTCCAAGTGTATGGCCAAGCTCAACAGCCTTGGAGACGCATCCCTCAAGTCTTTTGCATAACCGGTAACGCACCAGTTGACCAATACAACTACATCCGAATCCGCCCACGTCAATCTGGTTACTACGAATACCGCTTTATCCCTCGCACTGGATCTGATATTGCAATTAACAGTATCAACACAAATCAAGTCATCCGTCTTAATGCAAACACTGGCACCGAATATGGTCAAGATTTTTCCACAGATTACGGCGCTTTCCGCATTACAACAAATGGCGAGGTCATATCCATTGCCGACATTCGCCTGAACGACGAACTTGTTACTGACCCACAAGAAGGCAGCAGTGTAACAACAACTCAAACAACGATTCCTTCGGCGCTGTCTCAATACGACCAAAGCTCTAATAACGGCAGTGTACAACAAGTTGTAAATGCTTGGCTCACAGAACTTTTAGGTTTAGCAAAAGATAAACCTGGTCAATCTGCAAGTGCCACGTTAACAAAAGACAAATCTGGTGTGGGGCAAATTGTATTTACTGTGACCGCAGATTCAGTTGCAGGTACTCTTGGGGTTGACTACGGACCCGTGTACCAGAATCTCAATAACAATAGTCCTTACATATGGAAAAACGTTCGCTATGCCGTTGTTTCCGCGAATGGCACATGGAATACTACGCACGCTTTCACTATTGAAATACCAGTAAGCAACAGATTTTCTAACTATGGTGGTTACTCAGTTGTTTATGTAGCATGGCAGGTTTCTGCTGTCCAAGCCGTATCCACAGTCAGCAGTTCCACAGTCAGCAGCGCCGAGCGCGTCTTTGAGGAAAACTCACAGGTTTCAGACTGCAGTCACTACCTGGAGCTGACCAAATCAAACGAAAGCGGGCCAGAGCACCAGATCGTTTACGTCAACGAGTGCGTATCTAACGAAACCCTCGCCGAGTATTACGGGATGTCCACGTTGGGCTTCACCGTCAAATCCAGTGGTCAGCTCGGCGGCATTGGTCAAATTCGCGCTTGGGTCCCCACCGGCATCAACGTTTACCGCCTGATCGAGCGCGACAACAAACCCAGCAACCTTTTCGCCGACCTCGTCTATTACCTGCTGACCAGCAAGAGCCAAGGTGTTGGCAACGTCGTCCCAACAGAACTGATCGACGTCGAATCGCTTACCACAACAGCCCAATACCTACGCGCCAACAAGATCTTCTTCGATGGCGTGGTGGAAGACAGCGACAGCCTGCGCTCGTTCCTCTACGACAACGCAGCGCTTCAGCTCTGCAACTTCACCATCAAAAACGGCCGATTCGGCATGATGCCGGCGCTGCCTTACGACAGCAGCTACCAGATCAGCACCACGCCCATCGCTATCGAGCAGATCTTCACCTCGGGCAACATCATCCAAGACAGCCTGCAGGTCCAGTACATCGACGCCGCTCAGCGGGCCAACTTCCGCGCTTTGGTCACCTGGCGCGTCACTGTCGAGAACGACCTACCCACACAAGCCTCTGCCTTGGTCGACTGGGCGGACATCCCCGAAGGCAGCCGCTCCACTACCCAGCAAACCTTTGATCTGACTGACTTCTGCACCAACCGTGCCCAAGCACTGAAGACCGCGCGGTTCCTACTGAGCATCCGCCGCCGCGTCACCCACACCGTCAGCTTCAAGACCGTACCCGATGCTCTCGGCATCCAACCCGGTTCCTACATCCGCGTCATCACCGAAGCCACCACCTACAGCGCCACCAACAACGGCGGCATCACTGACGCTGGGACCCTGGTCAGCGTTACCTCCATCGCCAACGGCAGCTACGACGCCCTCATCTACAACCCCACCACGAGCGCTGTAACCGAGCAACGCATCACAATCCAGAACAACACTGTCACAAATACCGCTCTACGCGGCTGCCTTTTCACCCTGCTCAGCCTGCAAACCAGCGCCTCCGTCTACCAGGTGGAGCAGCTGACGCTCGACGAGGACGGCCTCGTCAACATCAGTGCTGTAGAAGTGCCCGTCGATTCCGCCGGCGTTAGCATTGTGGCTAAGGACGTTCTGACCGACGCAAACTTCCGGGTGCTGGAGTAATGCCGTTTCCAAACCTCAAGCCATCCGCACGCGAGTTCAGTCCCGGCGCTTGGCCCGTCAAAAACTTCAGCTCGCAATCCGGCAGCGAAGTCCGCATCCTGTATGGCAGCCGTCGTGTTAACGCCAAGCTCACGCTTGGCTACGACAACATCACCGACGCCAACGCCCAACTGTTCCTCGACGACTACGCCGCACAGCTTGGAACGCTGCGCACGTTTACCTTGCCATCCACTACAAACACCCGTGCGGGATGGGAAGGTACAGCCGCTTCAATCGACGCCCCACCCGGAACTCGCTGGCGTTACGAGTCCGAGCCTCGGGTGCAATCGATCTACAAGGGTCGCAGTACCGTGCAAGTAAGTCTTGTAGCCGTTGCCTAGAATGAGGCAAAGCCCCTAGGCGCGAGCAATGGCATTTTTCACAGGTCGCACTGGCTCTCTTGTTATTGGTGGCAAGCGCGTCGCAAAAATCCGCGACTGGTCAGTAGACACAACGGTCGAACTTCTCAGCACCAACTCCATCGACAGTACGGTTAATACTTTTACCCCTGGCGTAAAAGGTGCCACGGGTAGCGCCACGCTCATCTACTACCGCTTGGAATCGGGCGAAAGCACCAACTTCGAGCAGTTCACTACCCTCCTTTCGAAGGTGATGAAGGGCGGAGCTATTACTGAAAGCGACAGGGTACTACTCGAGCTGAATGTTGGCGGTGACAATAAAGACGATCTTAAATTCAACGCATACATCACCAACGCTCAGATCAGCGTCAGTACAGGTGAGTTAAGCGTCGTACCGATCCAATTCACTATGGATGGTGATTTTACCGAGGTCATCACCGCGTAATGGCTGTCTTTCTAGGCAATACAGGCAACATCCGTCTACGCCGTGGCTCCAGCCTAAGCTACGGCTCGTTTTCGGATCGCATCGAGCCCGACGACGTCAATACGTCCCTAAACCGCTTGGGCTTCACCTCGTCGCTGGACAACCTACTGACGGGTGACCGCCTAGAGATCTCGACGAGTGACCCTCGCGGCTTGGTGTGCTTTGCTCCATCTGCCTGGGACTCCGCGACAGTCGAAGACACCATCAGCGCCTACGTCAACGTCAATGCTGCCGGTGGCCTCCGCTTCTTCCCTTCATTCGAGGACGCCGTCAATAACGTCCGCGCCAACGAACTCTCCGTGGCCGCGTTTGCGGGTAACTCAATCGCTATTGATTACATTGTTCGTGATTTGCGTAACAACGTTCTCGGCAACGTAACCGGTTATACGTTCAACACAGACAGAGAATCTATCGACGTTACAGCGCTAAGCGATAAATTCAAGCAGCAGTACAGCGCAGGGCTTATTAGCGGTAACGGCAGCATTGACTGCCTATTCGACTACAAAAGCACTGGTGTCAAAGAAACACCGTTGCTAATGCTCCAGCTAATCCAGCGCGTGGATATCGGCAGCGAGTTTGACCTTGCCTTGTACGTAACCGACCGCAGCCTGGACTCCTCCTTGACTTCGGTTTACTACGAGATGACGGCCCTCGTCACTCGTGCTGGAATTACTCTCAACGCAGAAAGCGTCATCGAATGCAGTATTGACTTTGTTACTACGGGCGAAGTCCGCCTTCTGATTGGTGAACCAGCCGGTTACATCCTCAAAGAAGACGACGATCGTATCCAGTTGCAGCAATCACTCGATTTCCTGCTCCAAGAGGTTGACGACTAAACTGGGACGTATCCCTGAAATGGAGTTGGGCAGTGGCTGACCAGCGGATTACCCAGCTAAACGCACTGCCTAAGGCCGGGGTCGCCGCGACTGACGTCCTGCCTATTGCCGACATCTCGGCAAGCGAGACCAAAAAAGTAACCGCCAAGGATCTGGTTGCCGCTGGCATCGACTTGGTGGACAACGGCGAGATCGACCTCGCCAAGCTCGATCAGAACAGCACCACCAAACTCGACACTACCGCTCTTGCCGACGACGCGGTTACTTATGCCAAGCTGCAAAACGTCAGCGCCACCGATCGTCTGCTTGGCCGCAGCAGCGCTGGTGCTGGCAACGTCGAAGAGATTTCGCTCACCGCTGCCGGTCGAGCACTTCTGGATGACGCAAATGCCGCAGCCCAACGCACGACGCTCGGGCTCGGAACTTTAGCCACGCAAAGCGGCACGTTTTCTGGTACCCACTCAGGCACTACCTCTGGTACAAACACAGGCGATCAGACCATCACCCTTACTGGTGATGTAACTGGATCCGGCGCAGGTTCGTTTGCAGCGACTATCGCAAACGACGCGGTTACCTACGCAAAAATCCAAAACACGGCAACTTCCAATGTCGTTCTTGGGCGTAGTAGCGCAGGTGGCGGCAACGTCGAAGAGATTGCCTGCACCGCTGCTGGTCGTGCCCTGCTGGATGACGCTGATGCCGCAGCACAGCGCACCACGCTCGGCCTCGGCACGATTGCCACGCAGAACGCCAACGCTGTTGCAGTTACTGGCGGTACGGCAACGCTTAGCAGTCTGAGCGCTAATTCCGTAACGATTTCGGGCGGCACGATCACCGGCATTACCGATTTGGCCGTAGCTGACGGTGGCACCGGAGCCAGCGACGCCGCCACAGCCCGTAGCAACCTCGGGCTGACCATCGGCACCAACGTCCAGGCATACGACGCCGGTCTCAACTCAATCGCGGGACTTACCACCACCGCCAATCAAACCGTCTACACCACGGGCGCGGACACTTACGCCGTCACCGGGCTGACTGCAGCCGGTCGTGCCCTCCTTGACGATGCGACAGCAGCAGATCAGCGCACCACCCTCGGCCTCGGCTCTGTCGCTACAGCCAACCAAGTCAGTACAGCTTTAATCCAAGACGACGCGGTCACTGCTGCAAAGCTCGCCAACGAATCCACGGTCGACTTCGTCACGACGCTTCCCGCCAGCGGCGAGTACTTGGGTCAGCTAGCTCGCGTAACCAGCGATAACAAGCTCTACTGCTGGGACGGCGCCACTTGGGTCAGCATCAAAGCCGCCGGCAGCGTTAACACCATTGCGGGTGGTACGGCAGGCGTCGTTAACGTAACCGCCACTGCCTCAGGTGACACCGTAACCATTGGCACCACACTCGATAACACGAGTGCGGCAGGGCAATTCCTCGCTGGCCCCTCCTCGGCAGCGGGCTCCGTGACATACCGCACCATTGCTGGCGCGGACCTGCCCACAGCTACGACTGGAGCTAAAGGCGGCGTCATTGTCAACGGCAATGGCCTGACAATGAGCGGCGACACCATCGCCGTCAATAACACTGTTACAGCTGAAGCCAGCAATTTCCACGTCGTTCAATACAACAACAAAGGTCTCATCACCGGTGGCCGGCAGATTATTGGGGCCGACGTACCCGTCGCCAGCGCCAGCAGCATTGGTGTCGTCCGACCCGGCTCCGGCCTCGGTGTTGACGGCGCTGGCACGCTGAACCACAGCAACTCGATCACCCCAGGTAGCGCAGCCAAAGTCACCTACGACGGTGAAGGTCACATTGTCGCAGCTCTTGCACTCGTAGCAACCGACATCCCCGATCTTGACGCCAGCAAGATAACGACCGGCACGTTTGCTTCGGAGCGCCTCGCCCCCAACAGCGTTACCGCATCTCAACTTGCTGACTACGGCATCGCACAGGTTGGTAGCACCCAGCCAGTTCCCGAGTTCGCAGGCCAGCTCTGGATCAACCCCACTGATCGCACCGCCTACGTCTGGGTCGGCCAAGTCTCCCCAGCTCAGGGTTACTACCTACCCCTCAACAACGAGTTCGGCGCTCAAGCCAACCTTCGCTTCGGCGGCACCTATAACGCAAGCACCAATACCATTTCCAGCCTCAACACTTATGGATCATCCTCCGGCCTAACTATTGGCTCAGCTCTTGTTGCACCAACTGCTGCCAGCTCTGGTCTCTACTTGCTCGTGACTACAGCAGGCACCGGCACATCACCAGCGCCTGCTGTTGCACTGGACGTCGGTGACTGGATCCTCAGCCCTGGCTCTGGTACGACATGGACGCATGTAAACATCGTCGGCGCTGGTATCAGCGTTATTGACGCTGGCGACGTGACTTTCAGTGGTGGCGCACTCAGCCCTCCGATGACGGGTGTGGCCAATGCCCAAGCCGCGCTAACAACACTGTGGGGCCGCAGCCAAATTGCAACGCCGTCCACATTGGGCATTGTTCTCGAAACGACCGAGATTGCGGTCAACAACACCACCGGAGCAATGACAGT